ATCTTCGCCATCGAAGCGCTTTCGCTGTACGGCTATGACTAAATCCCCTCCATCTGGGCCAGTTATCTCTTGTGATTTGAGGTCTGGGATGTACTTGCTCATCATCTTGTAAGACAGATCACCGCCAGCCTTGAGCCTTGCAATGTCTGCTCCATCTAGCTCTAGCTCTGGATCAAGCAATTTTTGAACAACATCAAGCACATGGGTGTGATAGCCCTGTGCCTGTATTTGCTCTCTCATAGCCTCTTGGCGAGTAGCTCTATTGAGTTGCGCTCTTGTCTTTGCCACCGAATATCCTATCCCAGTTGTCAGCGTATGCCTGTCTGCTGCTCTTGGTTGATTTACGTGGTAATGATCCTTTCCCGCCATTCAGCTCAGGGAAATGTCTATCCCGCGTTTCCTTGTCTAGTTTACCACGATGGTCGGCCATCATTTACCTCTGTTGGATAGTTTGACCAGTATGAACGCCCGTACTTCCGGTAATTACGTAGATATTTGCTCATCGTATTCTCGTGTACGTTGAATAGAACAGCTAATGCCCAGAGTTTGATGCCCTCTTCACTCTCCATCTGTGCCGCCCGTTTCACTTCCCGGTAACTAAGTTTCACGTATCGCGCTCCCTATCAGTTCTGGTATTGGTGGAACGACTGCGTTCCCTAAACATTTAAGTCTGTGTGATTGATTGGGAATCCCATTAGCCACTCGACCCAAGCCGGGTTCAGTTTGCCACCCGCTTGCGCCGACAATGTTGGCGTTTTCCTTGTGTACTCCGATGGATAGGCTCCCTCTTTGGCGTTGTGCGCTGTTGGGGTAGGCCACAATCCAGATCCGATCTCTGTGGTGGTGCGCGCCAAGTTCGGAAGCTGGTATACAGTGCCACTCCGCATCATACCCGATCTGGGAAATGTCCCAGAGTACTCGCTTAAACCAAGCTCCCCGCTCTCCATTAAGAAGGTTTGTAACGTTTTCAAAGATGGCGTATCGGGGTCGAAGCTCCCCAAGCAGACGGGCGCACTCTGACCATAACCCGCTTCGTGTTCCGTCCTGTATTCCTGCCTGGTTTCCTGAGACTGAGATGTCTTGGCAGGGGAAGCCGCCTGTAATGACATCGACTCCAATTCCGTCTGAAGCCAGTCGCTCTGCTGTGATTGTTCTAACATCGTCATAGATCGGTACTCCGGGCCAGTTCTTGCGTAAGACTTTCTGAGCGTATGGATCTATCTCACAGAAAGCCGCTGTCTCGAATCCTGCTCGCTCAAGACCGATGGTAAAGCCACCAATCCCAGCGAATAGATCAAGAACTTTCACAATCGACACCTCGGAAGTTTGGATGCCCGTTCTCACCATTGGAGTCGATCCACATGGCGACGTTCTCACAGTAGAACTCGTACTGGCTAATCTCTTCTTCCATGTCGGCATTACCTACGATGCCCAACACAGTGATAAATAAGATAACCGCGCCGATTACAAAGCCCGGATGCTTATTAAAAATCTCTAACTCGTACATATCCATTCCCTTTTTTTAGAGGCAAGAAGCCCCGCGACCTTTTCGGCCTGTTATGTCCCCATGCTTAGTGACTGGGGTAATGTTTAGCCATCTCTAACGCTCGTGCATTCTCTAGCTTGTTGATAGCACATAGATCGAGATACTCGGACTCTGTAAGCCCTTTCAAACGCCCGATAAGTACGCAGACTTGATCGAGGTTCTCAATGTGCTTTTCACCGTTGCGAGCGCAGAACATAGCCCTTTTCACAGTAGTACACATACGGTAAGTATAACACAATTTGTGTGTTTGCAACTATTTTTGTTAGTATTGATTAAAACAACGACCAAGGGGGAACAATGACAAGAGCAATCAATGACGATTACCTAATGACCTATCAAGAGATTGCGGACGAGTTAGGTATTAGCCGGGTAAGGGTTCGACAACTAGAAGCCAGCGCACTCAAGAAGCTCCGCAAGCGCATGGCCCTACACCAAGAGTACTTGGACCACGTTAGTTCCAGCTCTGAATATCGTGATCCGGATCAGCTTCTTTTTTTCTGACTTCATCGCGGTAATGTGCCGCGATTTCCTTTCTTACCGCTTCGGTAGTCTTGTAAATCTCATTACTTGTTAGGCGCAACTTATCCATGCGCTCATCCCCATACATCTCTCTCAGCCACTCGTGGAAAATTATTGGCTGTTCGGTCATATACCGATGACAGTAGTGGCACATGGAAACTGCGTTCGACATAGCCCATCGCAACCGCTTGTTACGTCGCCCAAAAATATGACAGCACTCTAGTCGCCCTTGCTTGTGGCAGTGCAAGCACTCACCATCGCGCAGTCTTACAGCCCTGCTAAATTCTTTATCCGCTGGCCCGTTGTTGATCTTTGCCATCTTGGTCTCTCGTGTATTGACGTTCTCGGAGAATAGCCTTCTCGCTGTTACCGCAATCGCATGACCAGCCGTCCAGCTTGTGGGGGTACTCTTTCCTGAACTGCGGCACCATGATTTTGTAGCACTCAGTGCACTTCATCTGGGGTAAATACGATCTCGATGTCATTCGATCCCTCATCAAATAAAGCGGATACCCATATCTCCGCAAAGTCATCCAAACTCAGATCAATTGTGATCCCGTTAGTAGCCCAGCCTAGCACGTACACATCACAGTGTTTAGGGTTAGCTCCAGTCGTCGCGCCGCCAATGTCCTGAGTCTTGATGAGTGCTTGACCACCGCCCGGTAGCGGACAGCTTATTATGGGAATCACGATTGCGGCCTTACAGTTATACGAGCAACTTCGCCATCGGTTGCGTCATAGGTGATCACTTTAGCGCCACGCTGCGACATAAGCCCCAGACGGGTCGCATACGAGTCCCTAGAGGCTAGGGTAGGGTGTTGCTCTGTAATCGCTCCAGCGTCCTCTAGGACCCTCTCAGAGTGATAATGCCCTGAATGTATGTAAGCTACCTTAGACCTTCCCCAATCCTCCCTGAAACGCGGCTCGCTTGAGAATACTTTGGGCAACCGATCCATCTTGACCTTGTGACCATGATGGAAGCACAGCATGATCTCGCCGTGGAGGTAAGCGTAGTAAGGAAAGTCGTTATCAATGACCTCTAGCCGTGGCTCTTTTGCGTATAGCTTTCTAATGAACTTACGCAGCCAGATAGACCCGGCCATATCGTGATTACCCTCAGCACAGACAAACACGACCTTTTCGTATTTCTCTAGCATCATGCGGACAGCCTCAGTCATAACGGTCATGGCTATGTCTACAATGCGCGAGTATCTTGAATCGCCCTCAAGCAAATGTTTCCCGGTAGGCGTTAGCTGGTCGAGTCCATCCCAGTGCAAAAAATCACCGAGGTTACAGAGTAATCCGATTTTTGATTTGGGCGTACTGTCGATCATCTCTTTGATGCTTGAGAGGAAAAGATCGCGAGCCATGTTGGTGTCATAGTCCTCGCTGGTCTCTTGTCCCCAGCAGTACGAGCCAAGATGGAAATCAGTAATCACTAGTAGGGACAGCAAATCATCCTGCGTGGTCTTTGGTTTCTTGATTGGCTTCCACGGCTTGATGCCTTCGCAGGCTTGCTCGATCCGCTCAATCATCATTTGGAACTGAGCTTCTTTGTCAGCGACAGATTTCACCCACTGACCAACAGGTCTGCCATCTTCATTGTAGTAGGTGGACACGCCCTTGACTGTGAACGCGTCCGGGACGGTTCGGGTCATGTCATGTTCGGGTGAATAGCCTTGTGCCGCCGCCCTAGCCTTCACTGCTTGAATAGCATCGCGAGCCGCATAGCGATTAAGGTGAAGCATCTGGCCGATCTTCGAGTAGCCAAGGCCCTGCTCGTACAGCTCTATCACTTGTTTCTGTCGTTCAGTATTACAATACTCAAGTAAGCTCATCATCTCCCCCCGGATAGATGTCTAAGTGCGCCTCCCAAATGGCACGTTGATCGAGTATTTTTCGACAAGCAGTCTACTCAAGACCTCGTAAATATCGTTGACTTCCATAGGATTGATCTTCCTTGTGGACTCAACGCCGGTTACAGCCTTTTGAATAGGTCGCCACATATAGTCCTTAATCAGGTACATAGTGGGTTCGATAGGTACGCCGTCTTTGATGACGGTCTTCATGTCCATCCCATGCGCTGCCATAACACTAGCGACCTCACGGCAATAAGCATGGATAGCATCGTTCTGCTTTCCGGTACGGGTAACAGGGATAATCTCGTAGATGTGCCCCTTGTTCTGGTTAGCCCGGATGTATTCACAGAACTGATCAGCTTGAAACTTGTTGTTTACGAACCAACGCTCGCTCATGCGGTCACTCTTTCACCTTCAAAGGTGACGTACTGCCCATAAGTTTTGAGGCAATATGCCCGATAGCTTTCTGATTTCATGAAGTCGTGGGTGCAATCGTCTGCAAAGCTCCAGCTCTTTAAGCCGATTTTACCAGAAGTTGACTGCATTTTCTCTGCAAATGGTGATATGCCCTTTTCCATGTCTGTCGCTCGCTTGAGCCATGAGGTTATAAACTTCTTGATTCCTCGGGGCGTCTTGCGCTTTTGCGGGTTGGCATCGCACCACATAGCCATTGCATTTAGCTCGGCAAAGACATCGACAGTTGAATAAGCCTGTTGCAGTTGGATCAGGTATTCATCGTCGGGTTCGTAGTAAGTGCCGTCATTAAGAATGATCACGAGGAACCTCCACAAATTCAATTGCCGTAGGGCCATCTCTACCCATATCTTCGCAAGCATCGCTGTAAAGTTCGCCTAAGTGAAGAATCCAATCTTTAAGAATGTCAGCCCTCCATAACGCGCCGTTTTCTTCCCAGCTATCACATATTAGGATGTCGCCTTCGCCAGCCCATGCGTCTAGCCTTAGTCTTATTTCATTAGTTAATTTCATCCACACTTCCCTTTTGATGCCGGAGCAAGCTCCAGCAAATTAGTTAGTTAATAATGACGAGCTATGATTACTGTATCGAATCTTGTCATCTATCCGCTTGATCTGCTCTCGACCAGCGGGGCGCATCATAGAGAGGGTCAACTCCGTCTCCGAGGTTCTTAGGTTCCTCGGCCTAACGCCCAGTAATCTCTGACAAAGTAATGAGGAGTAGTAGAGTGTTGTAACGAGTTATTTAGTGTATACTCTACACATCTTCTTGCTTTGACTCCTTGAAGATAACACGAGTCCGTTCCCTTGGACAAGTTCAGCCCCCTTTATAGGGGGCTTTTTTATTACAAGCGGCTCGTTACCTCTTCATGTACCACTCTGCAATCCGCACTGTCTCGCCATAGCGATTGATGATTGGCTTCATGCTGGTTTGTATTGGATGACCTTCATGCCTAAGCTCTGAGATACGAGCCGGGGTCTCAATGACTCCCAACTCATCCCATGCGTTTAGTCTGGTCAACACGTTCCCTTTCTTTAGGTACTGAAGTACCCGATCTTTCTGACTCATATTATCTCCCTAGTTCAAGAAACGACTCGAAGTCGTGGTTAAAGTACTCAGCAAGGCCAACAATCCGAGTAAGGGTTGCGTCCTCGCTGTTACGCCATCGTTGGATGGTCATCTCTGACACCTCAAAGTCTTTTGCCATCTGGCGGTTAGAGACTCCGCCTTCTTTCTGCGCGGCACGTATAGACTCGCCGATATTAAAATGGAATGTCATCTGCGAAGTCGGCTGCTGGGGCTGGGGCGTCGAGGGTGCTTCTGACTTGCTGAACGCCATCTGCATGAACTTTTGCCGGGTCTGGCTCCCATGTGTCGAGCTTGGCATAAATCTTATCTCCGCTTTTAGCTTTAAGAACTTGCAGGTTTACCCAGTCGCCCGACTGAGAGTTAATGAACGGAACAAACTCCGACTTCTTGATTGATAGATTGCACACCACAAAGTCCGGTGCGTTCTCTTTACGCTTGCAGATCATTCCATCCGCGAACACTGTTTCTTTACTCATGCTGTCTCTCCCAAGATTAGCTTACGTGCTTCGTTAAACTCATTGCTTTTGAGATCACTACGCTCGGCAGTTGTGAAGATGCCGCCCTTGCTAGGTGCAACCCACAACGCTTTCTTGTCGTCGTTACTGATCTCGCCCCACGCCTCTGCTACGGCCTCCCATGCCTTTAGTTCGAGGTGCTCTTTGATGAAGTACACAGACGCATAGTTACGCTGTAGCGCTTCGTTGTGAGCCAGTATCGGCCCGGTGTCTTGTTGCTGTTGGATAGCGTTTGCTACCTCATCGGCAGACGCATACTCAGTACCGCCAAAGCCAAGAGCCGACAAACAGCGACCGATAGCAGAAGTCTCTGCGTTCTCTAGCGCACTTGTGGCATTGATCTTGCTGGCGGCACGTACCTCTTCTGAATAACCAGTAGCCAATAAGCGGCCTTCGTTATCCAAGATGCTTGCCTTCATAATGACTAACACGTCGTTAGCTTCGACTAGCTCAGTCGAGATCGTGTAGTCAGGGTGAGCCGCTCTAAACTCTGCGACCCGGAGTGCCACGGTTTTATATTCTTTGCCGTGGATTTTTACGACGCCATTCATAGCGTTTCTCCTGCGTGTTGTGATGCATCGCGCATCTGGGTTAAGGCATAGCCATCGGCATAGCCTGAAAGGTACATATCCGTAGCTGGATACTTCTGGCAGTTACACTCAAGACCATCCATGAATCCCTTGCGGAACTCACGGCTGGCAACTGTTAGAAAGTCTTTGTAGCGCTCAGTAAGGAACTGCTCATCGGATTGACTTAGATCAAGCATCATAAGCCTCCGCGTGTTTAGCGGCTTCGCTCTCGATCAGATCAACGATCATGGACTCGGAGTAGTTCCACAAAAGTTCACGGGTTTTTTGGACTACAACAGACGGGTCAACCTCATCATTGAAGATTAGGTCTACCCACTCGATCTCGCTTCCAGTTTGTTGCATTGCGGTAGGAGCGATCTCACTGCTGATCTCTTCAACGTCGCACATGATCTCGCGGCGTATATCAGGGTCAGTGATATCGTGATAGTTTTCTTCCCACGTAGGGTGGTTAATCAAGATTTCATAGAAATCAAAACGTGCCATTTGTCATCTCCCTTGGTTAGTTCCACATGGAACAACAAACATATTATGTTATGTTTTAGGGCAATGCAAACACTTTTTGTTTTATTTTGGGTAGTAGGTCCACATAACTGGCGTGGTCGTGCGTCCATCCAGATGTACGAAGTCCTTTCCGATCCCTATTCCGTGGAAGCAATCCATCTTTATAGCTTCACGGACAAGCGTTAGCCGATCAAGGCTACCAGAGACGGCTATGTCAGCAGCCAGACCTTGATGGTGGGTGCCGGGCTTTTCTTTCTTGGCTTCGTAAGGATGGGTCGCATCTCTCCAGCCGGACGTTATGCGGAAGGGGAAGCCACATATCTCACGCAAGCGGTCTAGGTTCTCCAGAAACTCGGGGTCCATGTTGTCGCCCCCGGTTCCGGTATGGGTACAGTTAAACTCTTCGAGCCTAAAATATTTCACTTTCGAGCTACGCCCTGCGTTTTTTCGTAGGTTCGTAGGCCACCAAGACCAAGCATACCCAAGAGTACGGGCATCATCTCGCTAAGGTCTAAGGGTGGAACGGTGATAGGGGATTCAGTGAGAGTAAGTACAAAATTGCAAATAGGAACAAACAGGTAGTTAGTCGCAAGGCCAATAGCACAAATCCATCCAGTAGCCGGACGCCATCCAGCAACGAAAATAGAGTGGCTTGTTGCCTCTTCTCTGTTGACTTCGATCTGAGCCTTGGCGATCTCATGCGCCTGTCTCTCTGCGAGTGTGGCTATCTCATGCGCTAACCTACTGCGCTCATCCGCGTCGGGAATGATCTTATCTAACAGCGCTGATATCGGACCTATTAGCTTGTCAATCATCGTAGGTAGTAGGTTAGGAATCCGACAGTTGCGCTAATCAGTATCCACGCTAGACGTTCGATAGTCTTCACGTATGTGTGGTTGTACTGTGAAATCTTTTTAAGATCGTCGATCTCTTTGCCGTGTTTGTCGGCGCGACTTTCTAAACGATCAATGCGGTTATGACTAGCCAACAACTTCTCCTCAACGCGAGCAATAGCAGTGATAACTTCACTAAGTTTATCTAGCTTTCCTTCGATCCTGTCTAGCCGCCGATCGTCCACGGGTTATCTCTTCTTGGCCGTCTTAGCCGCGTCTTTGAATGCCTGAGCCGTAGGTGCACCAGCAGTGCCGGGCTTACGCATACGCTCGCCAGAGCCTTCAGCGATACGCTTACGCTTCGCCGCTATGTTTGCATATAAACCTTTCTTTGGCTTTCTCATGCCCACTTTTCCTTGTTAGACCAAAACGCCGCAGACATTTTGCCTTTGGCTATATTCTTTGCATGACGCGCCTTGAATGACTTCCTGCGCTTTCTTGCCTTTTCAGACTCGCCCTCTCTAGCAGGGGAGCCAGATACGCCTTGCTGTCCGAAGCGTATTGTCCTTGTCTGATCACCTTCCTTAGCCACAACAACGTGTGATTTCGTCGGATGATTAGGTGTTCTCTTTGGCTTATTATAACCAGAGACGCCGATTCGATCTAACAGAGACTTAGACATTATGGGTATACCTTCGCTAGTAGCATCTTGATTGCTACGGTTGTTGGGATAAAAGCCCTATACCAAGGCCAGAAGTCGTGGCCCAAGCCTTCCATGTGATCCCGGTCAACCCATTCCTTTGTCCAGTTATCAATGTACTGCCCGCGATACCATAAGACAGCATGACCTCCGCCATTCTTCGTATAGCATCCGCATAGCTGCGCCTGAAAAGTAAAAAGATAAAACCAAAAGCGGAGCCATGATCCCTGCGATATAACGTGGTACAGGATGGACAAAGAGTAGTCTTCACAATCACCGCGAAACATTCCAATGGAATCTTTATTTAGTACGCGCCATCGGTCTCGACCTTTGACATCGTACTTATAAGCGTAGTGATCGTTGAAGTGTTGGAGGTTCATTACCAAGGAACACCATCTTCAGTAACAGGGTTCTTTTGGTCTGCGATGTTAGCTGCCAATGCCGCTTCAATCTGATCCTTGTCAACGCCATCTGCGAAGCACCAACCCAAAACCATTTCTTCGGTTAGGTCAGCGTAGGGTACAAAGTCGGGGCTTGATGGATCGTACTCGAATCCGCAAGTGCCGTATGAGCGAGCATAATAAGTGTCGTCACCGACAGTCTCTTCTTCAGTAACACGCCAGTGAGCAACGATAACGCCGCCGTCTGACACGTTGTGTTCCATTGTAGATATGATCCATGTAGCCATTAGTTAGCTCCTTAAATAGCCGAAATAATAAATGCGAGAAGCTCAGAGTATCGCACGCCCATGCGTGATCGCTCTTCACCAGTTTCTTCGTCAGTCCATGTCGAGTTGATGAACATACCGTAACGTCCAGCGTCCAAGCCCTCAGCAGTAAACGCATCCTGTAGGTCTTGAGCAATGATGCCGAAGTGGATACGAGCATCGTCGCCTTTCTCTTCTACGGCAGACTTCCAGCGGAACTTACGCAATAGACCTTTACACGCTACAGCCACACGTTGCTCTGCTTCTGATAGCTCTTCGATGTCTTGCTTTTCGTTGCGGTCAGAGGTTTGGATGGTGCTGTTAGTAGCGTAAATGTCTTTAAAGCGGTTACCTGACTGCCCTAAATCAATAGCGTTATCCCTACCTGCACCAGCGCTAGTAGATGGTCTTATTGCGCTATTAACAAAAGCAATGAAAGTGTCGGAGGTTGTTGCACTGCCGACGTAAGCGTAACCACCGAAGCATCCAATACTACCGACTGTGGTGCCGTTTTTGCGAAGAGCTACAATTTCGCCATCGGTTGTAAGGCGATTAAGAACTAACGTATTGCCAGAGTCTCGAACAAACGAAGCGGCACCAGGCGCAGTAGAGCCGTATATAGTTACGCCTTGCGATGTGTTGTTTGCAGATGTCTTACCAACCAGCAAGTTGCCAGACGCGTCAAGCCTTGCTTTCTCAGACCACGTTGTAGAGTTTTGACGTGTACCAAAAGCTAAATGAACGCCGCCGCCAGAATCAATGGAGTTAACTTTCCAACCATAACCAGAACTAAAAGCAGACGTAACAAATTCTAAGCCGCCGGGGCTTGAAAGTGCCGTGCTGGTGTCTTCGATTTTAATTCGGCCCTGACCTGTTGCGTTGGTGGCGCTAATGTCTCCGATGTGTAAGCTAGTGTCGGGGTTCGAGTTGTTTATACCGACATTGCCAGAGCTGTCGATACGCATACGTGGTGTGGCAGAAGTGGTATTACTAAACACAATGGTGCCGTCGTCTTCGGTCTGTATTCTGCCTTTTTCGCCGCCACCATTGCCCATAAATAGGTAAGCCGCATTAGTGCCACTGCCTTTGGCGTAGAACGAACCATAACCACCAGTACCTTCTGAGTAGACGATAGAGTTTGTGTCTTGTACGTGGAGCGCAGAACTAGGCGACGAAGTTCCTATACCGACATTGCCAGAGCTGTCGATACGCATACGCTCTGTTGTATCATCTCTGAATCTGACGTCTTGCGCTTGAATTTGCAGTGGTCTAGCGTTTCCACCACCAGTTTCTAAAGCGTGTATTCGTCTGATACTGTCTGTTGAGTTGTAGTCAATACGAACTACAGCGGCGGCGGATGTTTCAGTGTCTACCTCTAAATAGCCGTCATTAATTTTGACATTGCCAGAGCTGTCTATGGTTACATCAGCACTTCCGCCGTTGCCAAACTGCATGTTAGATGTTCTGTAATTGATTAATTGAATGTCATTACCAGAACCCGCATCAAACGCTATTCCACCAGCTAAACTTGCAACGCCGTTACTTACAAAACCAATGGCTGAGGCATTTGGACTGCCGACGGTTAATGTTGCACTAGGCGACGTAATTCCCAGACCTAACCGTGAAGTGCTTGCGTCCCAGTAGAGGTCTTGTGATGAGCCTGCGTCGTTGTAGAAACTGATGTCGCCACTGTTGGCAATTTTTTGTCGTAATTTGCCGTCAGTATTAAAGTCTAAAAAATAACCTGACGTCCCTGAACGACCAGATTCTAATACTGTCTGCCCTGTGTTGTAGTTTGTTGCAAATTTGCCATAAACAGAACCGCCAAAAGATAATGTTACGCCTCTATCTAAGGTGTCTGCTGTAGTGGCAGTAATATCTACCAAAGCAGTAGTATTGCTAACAGTCAAACCGTCAGCAGTCACACTCCCCGTTACGTCGATGTTGCCTGTGCCAGTAATATCGTTGCCGTTAAGGTCAAGATTACCTCCTAGCTGTGGCGTAGTGTCATCTACAACAGCAGCTAGACCGCCGCCAGATGGCGCAGTTGATCCTGAGAACACTGGAATGCCACCGTCGTTCCAAAGTAGGCCTGTTTCAGATGGGTCTGAAGTCGGCAAACTAGACAGCTTTAAGTTTCCAATAATTTCAACACCGCTGTTATTATAAGTTTCTCCCTCTAAAACCAAACCGGTACTTGCGGTTGTTGCAGCCGCACGAGCGCGGACTGTTGTTCTGCTTCCTCCAGTATCCGCAAAACCAAACTGCTGGAGACTAGATATTGTCCAAGTTACTTGGTGTTCAAGTCCGGTGTCATACGATGTAGGAGCGACTGCATTGTTTAGTGAATACAAATGCCGAATCTGATTTCCCGGCGAAATGTTATATTCAAAAATACCATTGCTGGTTGAGGCGTTATAGCTAGATACATCAAACCCATCTAGGCCACCGCTACCACTTGGCGCAGTGTTCATCGACGTTCCATCACTAAATTTAATGGCTTCAGCGACGTTGAGATTGCCGTCACTGTCAATGACGAGTCTCTCGTGTAATGTGTTACCCCTAGCAGTGCTAAATGACATTGCGCTGTAAGAGGGAAATGTCGTGCTGCTAGAAAAATCATCAAAGACTTTAATCTGGCCCCTGATTGGCTCTGAAGTAGAGCCGTCGCTTGTATTGAAGTTGACGGTTCCAACAACGTCGCCGCTAGTCCAGCCACCTCCATCAAAGCTATTTGTAATATCTATTATTGCGCCGTTTGTTTGGTCCTCTTTCTTAACTTCAAAAGAGCCTTCAGTAATAGTGATGTCACCATTTACCGTAGTGATGTCACCATTTACCGTTAAGCCAATAGGCACCTCACCATTGTCATCAATGTGCACATAAATGTATTCGTGCTTGATTAGATAGGAGTTTGTGCTGGTAGTGATAGCCTCTGTCAGTGTTGGCGTGATTGTCAGCGTGTAGGGGCTAGTACCACTGACCGCTGTAATCTCATGGAAGTACACATCTGAGTCGCCGTTATTGTTTAGCGACACCCAATCGCCAACAACAGGAACCGCTGAACTTGCGACGTTAGTGATCACAACGCTGCTTGCACCTGCTGAGGCACTTGCATTTACATCTGCCGAATGCGTTCCTGTAATGCGCTGCACATCACCCGGACGACGGGTAGCAAAGACCAAGCTGTTCTCTAATGGGTCAACAAGGAATGCACCCTTCATTGGAAGCGGAGACGTTGGGCCTACGGTTGAGTCAAAGCGTTTAGCCTTTAGCTTGAAGTGTAGCTCTCGCAGTGAAGATTCATCCGCACCAAACTCTCCAATAGCATCGGTTCCTGCAATCTTAATTGACAGGCTTGGCACGTCAGGAATGCTGGTGCCGTTAGTGAACCAATCCTCTGTGTTGATCGCAGTTGCGTCAGTTGGTGTCGCACCCTCAAGTACAATCTTGTTATCAAGGTTCTCTTGATAGATACGCTCGAAGTGGGGAACAACCAAGCCGCTACGATAGGGCAGTAACAAGTTGTCGAATACAGTGTCAGAGCTACTAACAAAATCAAAGTTACCGATGATGCGAGTGTTCTCGAAGTGTCCGTTAGGGACATCTACTTCGTTGATTTCAAAGTGTGTTGTGTTGCCTAGTGACGTGCCGGATGGGGCTTCGTACTGATCTGCGCCGCCCGTAACACACTCGTAAATCTTGTTGGTTGCTGCGTTCTTAACAAAGTCACCGCGCACGTATGCCGATGTCGTAGTGCTGCCAGCCTCTACATAGTAGATGCGAGCAACCTCAGTGAACTTAGAGCCAGTGAGCGCGTCACCGCTGGTTGTTACAAAGCTATTGCTTGAGCCGGGTGTGGCCTCATATACCAAGCCTGAGCCAGTGTTGATGACGTACTCGCCTTGGTGGTACACGCGAGTCGTTGTTGTCGATGTCTCTTCCTGCTCATCGCCACGCACGAAGTACGCAATGTTGGTTGCGCCTTTCTCTTGGATGACAGAGTTACGATAGTGAACCTCGCCTACGCCGATGTGTAGTCGGTAGTTCGACGCCCGCATATTACAGTTATCGTAAATGATCGGAGCGACAGTTAAGCGGCTGATACCAGCGCCTTCGACGTACACACCTTCCGCATCCATATTACAGTTTTGGAATGTGATCTTGTCTTGCGTGTAGACCTCAATCCCGGTGTACGTTGTACCTAGAATGTGACGCTTAACATTGAAGAAGTTACAGTTGATGAACTCAACTTTGCCCGCAATGATGTGTGACGCGCCGCCACGAGACTGCCAGTTTAGACAGTTGCCTTGCTTGGCTTGTCGTGGAGTAAAGTCGTCATCGTTTGCGCCATCAAAGACACAGTTAATCCATACCATGTCGGGTGCATAAGCCAGTGCATCCGTCTCTGACACGTTTGTGTAGAAGAATGCGTCTTGGTTATTGTGCGCCCAGTCACAGCTCTCGCCGTAGAGTCGGCCTTTCTTGGTTTGGTTGCTCCAGACAAGTACCTGCTTAGCGATATCTCGTATATCGCGTACCTTGAAGTCGCGCATATAGAGCGTGTCACCCCGGAAGTTGATCGCATCCAGAGCAATACCGTTAATCTCACAGTTTATGATGCTTGCCTTTGCCGCTTCCGTAGTGTCATTGACGTTAATGGCATAGGCGTTTGGCATATTCTGGAACGTGACGCCTTCCACATGGAAGTGACCAGTCCCTTCAAACTCAATACCAGACTTGCTGAATACAGCGTTGATTAGGTATGTGCCACCTGCCAGCTTGTTGTCAGAAGACGGTACAGTTGTTGTTGAGACAACTTGGTGATCAAGCGTAATCGTTGTCGCTGTGGTTGACGCTACACGGTTAAAGTCGCCGCCAAGAGGCGCAGCCGCACGAGATGCTGAGTTAGGCAGATAATTTAGCGACCAGCTAGATGAAACGATGTCATCAACAGCGAAGTTGTGGCCTGAGTCAACTGTGATAGTTGTTGGCTGTGAAGCAGTAGCCCCATTTACACGCGCAACCTTCCAGTTACCGTCAACAGTTGCACCGTCACCAACGATCGCAAAGTCAGTAACATTGTCCAAAACAATCTGTGCGTTGTTAGTTAGGTTCCACGTGTTGCCTTGAAACATCCATCGACGCGCTATACCGCCGACTGGGAACGTCCAATCTGCATCAATGTCCATAGTAGTGCCGCCAAACAAAATGACCTCAGCGGCATTACAAGCGTTTGTAAGAGCAACAGAATCAGAGACCGGGCCGCTGCCATCTGACGGGTTAATGTACGCATTAATATGGACAATGCTTTCCAAGTCTTCCGGGATTGTTTCTAACTCAGCGCCAATCTCTTGAAGTGCGCCCTCAACATTGTCTGAGTCGTAATAGTCGCCAGCATCTTCAATAGTTACCGAGTCGGCAGAAAGGCTTGTAGTAGCGCCAGCAACACTAACGGCACCAGTAGCATCGAACTTCACAAACTTATCCGCACGAGTTGCTGCGTCTGGCAGCTCCATAGAGATAGAGTCAGAGTCGGTGATAGGCTTACGGATAGACTGAGAGAAAGAGCGATCAGTCTGCTCGCCCGCTAACCACAACTCATCAAAGTCAGCATTAACTTCTGAAGCAAGGAAGTCACCTGAGTTTGTGTAGTTCTGAGTGCGAGAGTAAGGCATATCACGGTAGAGCGTGATGATGTCATCGGCAGTTGCACCAGTTGTCAGCGTGACGTTACCGCCATTGTCATTGCCGACATTGGATACCGCGTAGTCAGTGCCCTCTGATAAGACCGTACCATTCTGTAGGACAACGATGTGATCCTTGTCTACGATCTCAAACGTATAAGCGAATACTGTCTGTCCAGATGTCGCTGTGTATTGGTTACGGCTTGTGTTGTCTGCTACGGTCATATCAGCGTCCCAGTAATTTCTCTACTCTTTGCTCTTGTGCGAGCGTGATCTGATTGGTTAGTTGGTCATCTTCAGCCAACATCTGCGCTTGCGCCATGTCTCTGTATGCTGTGAATACCGATTTTATCATCAAAGCCTTGCCACCTTCAGGCCCATCTGAGGCATTTTTGTATTCTCTTGTATTGAACATGGTGCGAAGCTGATCCTTTAAAGAAGTCGGGGCTTCGATACCGCTATACAAAAGAATATAACGATCATACTGCTGAGCATCCAACTCAATGCCTTGGATCTGTCTGCGCGGCATACCCACGGCTACCTGCTGGCGCACCATCTCATCTGCGATAGGATCATCCTTTGCTGTAGAGGTGTAGATAGGCGACATAATATCGGGGCCAATACCGCCTTCTAATACAATGGGCTCGCCAAAGATGTTGCGACGTGGTGGCAAGTCGTCTGAGTATCCCGGTAAGCGTGATTTAATACGATCAATATAACCGTATGTAGCACTCATCTCTGGGCTTAAATTGCGCTCAATGTTTGCAACAAATGAAGGAACAGCGGAGCTGACCATGCGCTGTAAATAGCGATCCAGCTTGTAGTTTTTGGCTTCGGGGTCTGTGCTTGCGCCAAAGAACGCATCGAAGAAGTCAGTTACACCAGACATATACGTCTTGCTTGCCATGTTCTGTGCAACCGACAGTGCCGCCGCAGTAGCAAGCTGTGACGCTTCAGCCTCGTCTGTTTGTCCGATAATCTCAGTCACGTCAGCCGACAAACCTAACAGCGCGCCAACAGGGTCAAGTCGGTTGTATGCGTAATACTTGTCACCAACTTTGATCGAGTAGGGTTGCCAGCCAGTAGCTCGCATGATGTTTCGCATTTTAGGATTGGTTGGCCCCGCACCTGTTACCGATCCGCTCAATACGAGATCAGCAGATACAGCCATTAACATCGAGCCAGAAATCAACTTGCCCAATGCTAAGTCGCGACGTGCGCCACCTGCCGAAATCTCTTCGCGAAATGCGCTAGACAGCGGAGCTAATGGTGTGCGCTCAAAGGTATACGACATGATATTCACGGGCGTCCGTACAAACGGCATGACCACACGAGCGTATGGAATGTTATTACGAACTTGCTCAACAGCTTTACCAGTCTTGCCTAGCTGATTAGTAAAGGTCTGATAACGTGACGCATCGACTGCCGCTTGCTTAATGTTCTCGGGCGGGTTCTCGATAATCTCAATAACACGCTTTGCCGCCGCCTCATCGCGTAAACCTTCGTTAAATGTCTGGCGGTAGGCTTGCGAATACAACTCCATACGGTAGCCGACAGCCTTAAAGAACTCATCTCCCGCTGTTAGTAAGCGACCGGGGACACGTATCGCTTCACCCATATAATCAGCAAAGCGCCCAGCAGGGCCAGCAATGTTAAGGTTCTCAGAGGTTACAGCTCGGAACTTCTCAGCCTCTACCTTCTGCAATGGATCGGTAGGCTCGCCGGTCTTCAGCACATTCCATGCCAATCGGAACCCATCACGCGCACCATCGACCACACCTTTAAGTTGTGCAGACGTTTCGCCGGGCGGTATGTTTCCACCAATCATGCTTGCGATCTTTCTCTCACCAACAGTAAGTCCAACGACCATGACGTTAGATAGTATGTTGACCATGTGAGTCGTAGGTGACGACAGCAAGCCGTTAATCCACACCTCGTAAAGCTGGTCTTTGGTAGTGGCTTTGTTCGCATCCTTAACAAAGCGACCAATCTGAGCTGGGTCATCTAGCTCTGACAGCATAGCCGCCATGTCACGCGATACAGCTTCGCCGCCTGTAGTCTGAAGCGCCTCTTTAATCATGCGCTCTTGCTCTCGTGAGCTTGCCGCCACAACTCTAAATGACTGCAATGCACGACCAGCCTCAGCCGTCATGCCTGAAACTTGCGCTTGAATGGCCCGGTGTTGACCCATAGCCCTGCGGAATAGTGCAAGGTCCATCTCACTACCGTTTTTAGCCGCACCAGCCAACTTGACTAGGTTCTCACCAGACGCTACGAGGATCTTGCGAGCGGCTAGGATCTGTTCCGCGTTGAATGCTGAACCCTGCCGACGTGCTAACAAATCTTCGACAGTCATGCCAAGGTCGTCGGCTAACTTTGGAAGGTCTTGATTGGTAATCTTTTGACGACGCGCATCGTTGATATTTGGCGCGTCAGCCCTAGCTACCTCGTCAATAAGTGTTGATACATCCTCAGTGGTATTGAGGTTAGCAAGATTGATATTGCGAGCCGCTTCTGGTTCCGCATCTGTGGCACCCATCTTAAACTCAGGTACGCGAATAGTAGGCTGTACAGCTTCAGCCGCCTCATCAAACGGAATGTACTCTTGACCGGGCGGCATTTCACGAGGGGTTGGCATTCCACCCTTCATGGTAGCCATAGCCTCTTCGATCATCTGCTCGACTGGCTTACCTTCCGCTTCAGCCGCCTCTACAAGCACCCTGCGGCTCTTCACAAGGCGAACACCTTGTATCAAGCTATCTGCGGCCCCGCCAAGAGCAAGTCCTTCCACGGCGTTTTTAAAGCGCCCCTCGGCGTCTGTATCTTCTGGGCCAGCCGCAAGGTATTCCGTGATTGGGTTCTGTAAAGAGGGTACGTCTTGGATAAGGTTAGACAGTCGCTCTTCTTGCGGATCGAACACTGTAGCGTCAGCAATAGCACCTGCCGTTGCTGGAGCCGCAACACCTGTAACACCAAGAGCCTTAACGCCGCGTAATGCTGGGATAAAGCCAGTTAGGAACTGACTGATAGCACGTACACCTGCCCCCGTTACGGTGCGAGGATCGGCTTCAATCTCAAGATACTCAGGTTCTGCTCCGCTAATAGTGCCTAGCGGAATAATGGACTCCATCATACGAGCCGCTTCAGCAGTCGCATCCAAGAAACCAGCAACCGCCTGACGTGGCGCTTCGATCAATCCACCAGCAATATCACTAATCGCAGGTATTGTGACCTCGCGAGCAAAGCGTTCAGCCCTTGCAGGTATAGCCTCGAATGGTGTCATCGGCTCTTGATCAACCTGAGCCTTCATCATGGCTCGGTCGTATGGCGATAGGTCTGCGCTTTGTCGTGCATCAAGCACCTTGCCGGTAGCGTCATCGTTTTCAAACGTAGGCATACGCATTGGTGGACGCGGCTCAGTCGTCAAGCTCATAGACTCAGCGGCTTGTGCGTCTTGGTTCGCCAACATAAGGCCAGCCATCGGCAACGCTATTCCGTAGCGCGTAGCGATGTCTAATGTTCGAGGGTCAAAGATGACAAAGTTTTTTGCGCCAGCTTTAGCATACGGATCTTCATACTGAATGCCCTTTATACCTAGCTTTTCAGCGGCTTCGCTTGCCTTCTTCTGAGCATCTGGACCTTTGGCATCTTTTGCTAATTGGTAATAAGCGTTTTGCCCCGCAGTTGTCTCCTTTATGCCTTTAGCAAGTAGCGCATCGCGGATAGCAGGGGGTTGCTCAGAAACAGGCTTATTCCAATCTAACAGCTCTGACTTGTCGGCTTTTATGGTTACTTCATAAAGAGCGCCTGGAGCATCAAAGTTTGGCTGTATCGTTTCCTTAAACCACTTATATACGCCTTCGGGATATGCATCGTATTCCTCTTGACGCTGTACAACTCCCAACGTATCGCCATCAATCATTATCTGCTCAATGATTTCAGCCTTTTGATAGTCAAGATCAGTAGCTCTAGCGCCAGTTAGATCGCTATAAACATCATTGATATCTCGATTGGCAATAGTAATATTAAAATCGCTTAGGCCAGACCTTTCATCAATTAGCCGATCATATTCACCAGCAAGCTCAAATCCTTTTGGGTCGTTGAATTCCCTATACATTCCAGCAATTTCGTACTTGGGTAGCTCTTTTGAGATTTCGCTAAGACGATCATTAATGCCTTCGAGGCGATCTCTATTGATATTTCTTCTAAAAGGTCGTGCGGAATCTGTGGTTTCTGTTAAATAAGATCCTTCTCCGTACGCCTGAGCGCCTTCGCCGCGACCAATTTTTTCGTTATCAAATGCTGTGAATCTATATGGACTAGCGTGATAAGCCTTGAAACCAGCCTTGGGCTTCTCATAAGGCACGCGGAAAGCATCTCGCTCAATCTTGTTGATGCGGTTCTGTGCGCGGTTCAGTAAAGCCTCATCTGGCACGTCTACGTCTTCAGTGCGTAGCGAAGCAACAGCCGCTTCATCGCCATCTAACGCACGTCGAGAGAGTTCAATTAGTTTTGCTCGAGACATTATTGCCCTCTCTTAATATCAGCCATCATGTTCTGGAAGTTCCTAATCCGGACCAAATACTGCTGTAGAAGTTGCTCTTGTTCATTGTATTCAGCCGCATCCATAGTTGCGACTTGTCCCTCTAGCCTCTCAAGCGCCTTGTTTACATCGCCCTCACTAGTGAACTGAGGTGGAATGTCGTTGATATCTAACAACTGCTCAGCGACAACAGCAGGATCTTCACCAGCCAGTACCTTCTCATCAAACGCCAGCATCAAGTCAGCCGCACGTTCCTTAGTACCTGCGCCAGTAAAGCGACCTGTGATCGGGTCAACAATGCCCACGTTCGTACTGACATACTTGCGATAGCGTGTAGCCTTTGGCGTGTTCAAGATAGGCTCTTCGCCAAGAGCAGACAGTAGGGATTGCGCCCTAGATCCGGTCAGCCGGGTACCAGTGTTGGCAATGATCAGGTTACGTGCCGCTTCTGGGTTCTGATACATCTGTGTCTGGATGTCATAGATCAGATCGAAGTCATCAATACCTTGACCGCGAGTGTTCATCACATTGGTCAGTGTAGTCAGTTGTGACTGCGTAAGATTGCCAGCCATAGCAGTGCGTGTAATGTCGCCTCTGTCCGTTTCGCCGTTAATCAAGCCAACGTACAAGCTAGTGAAGTTCTCGCCTTGACGGGCCTTCAGTGCGTCCTCAGCCTGCTTCTCTTGGATATTGGTTAGTGATATGTACTCATTCAAGTCAGCACGTAGGACATCTGCAAGATTTTCCTGCTGTTCGAGCGTGAAGTTACTAACAGGCGTCTCAGCTACCGCATTGATAAACTCAACCGCCGCATACGCACCACGATTCTTAATAATAGCTTGCAGTCCACCACGAGCCTTCTCGCCTTCGGTGGCTACTACAAGGTTCTGCTTTGCAGTTTCAGCCGCCGCTGGAGTCATTGTCCCAGCCTCAACACGCGCATCAAAAGATGAAAACGCATTCATACGACCAATCATTGCCGACTCATCATCACCAATACGTGCCGCCTTCAATGCCGCTTCGGTTGCTATTTGACTAGAGCGGATTAGTGTGTCGTCTGCGTTCTTGAGGTTCTTGGCTGTCTGCGCTTGATGTACCTGAGACTGGGCGCTAGAGATCATCTGATCCATTGACTGCTCAATCAGTGGCTTGAACTCATCGGCTATGTTGTCTGTTACGCCTTTACGATACTTACCTACTGCCGTTTTAAATGCCTCAATGTCATCCGGATTATCAGTCAGCAGTCGGTTAATGTTCTCTCGTGCATCGTTATCGACGCCAGCAACGTAGGCTTTAGTCAGCGCATTGTTGTACGCCTGATCAAATATAGATATCTGAGACAGAAAGCCTTTCTGCGTCTCGATGATCTCGCCTTTCTCTGCCGCTTGTTGTCCAGCTGCAAGACCAGCTTGTAATCCTCTGCGCTCTTGAATGCCTGCACCGACTTCATACGCAAGACCACCGACCTGTTCAGCCAAGCCAGAAAGAGCCTGCAAGCGTTTAGCCTGAGACGTATCTACACCTGTTGGTGTGAACCTGCCGTAGTAATCAATGCGCTTCTGAGCCATTACTTGTAGCTTTCCTTATCAAATAGACCAAGCTCGCCAGCCCTTTCAGCGCCACTAAGTAGCGTACTTGCCGCTGTGATTCCTGCTATTTGAGTTGCTTGTTTTGCTTGGCGCTCTAATGACGCCCTTCTTAGGCGTTCTGATAGGTCAATAGTCATCTCGCTAAGACCTGCTTGCTTTGCGCTTTCCAATGCCAGACTTGCTGGCGTACCTTCCCCAGATATTCCTGCCGTCGAGAGCGCTGCGACGTTAGCCGCCAATGCTCGATTAAGCTCTTGCCGCCGCGCCAGCTCTTGACTTTCTGCTGCCAGCTCTTCTTGCTTAGCTTGCTCTTTTAATGCGACTTTCTGGGCTTTGCCAGCTTGTACTTGACCGTAGGCTGATACGCCTGCGCTTAAGCCCGCTAATATTGCAAATATTGGGAGAGCCATCAGTTACCTTCGACCTCGTATTCAATCATCTGTATGTGCATGGGAGTGGGATCAGGACACGTAATAGTCGGTATGACCTCTCTCCCCCAGCCGTTAATATCGTAAACATCCTCTATTATGCCACTTGTTGGGACAATAGACTCGGGACTCAATGGCGATTCATCCCCAGCAGGGCCAAACGCCCTGATAGGTACAGGGATGCCGTCAATCTGTATGCCAGAAGACTCATAGACACGTACGTTCATGCGTACGATCTTCTTCAGCCGCATCTGATTCTGACCTGATCCGATGTTTGTATTCAGTGGCATCGGCTTGATAGTCGGAACAAACAGCAATCCAACCTCATAATCGCTGGAATACTCTTCGTTAGTGTCTAGGGTTATCTGCCCAGAAGACACCGAACGGGGATCTAGTACATAGTTTTGAGTTTCAACAAGAACTTGCACCTCTTCCGCCTCAAGATGGCTCAAGCCCGTGATGTTGGAGCCAGTGCGCGCCGCTTTAGTAGAGCAATCGAGCATATAATCGAAGTCCCAACGCTCAACAAACAGCCTAGTCACTAGGTTTATCGTGCGCTCTACTGAGATATAAAGCTCATCATCGACAACGCAGACGCTCTTGATATCGCCGTCAGTGTTCCATCTGGTGTAGCCGTTGATGTCCTGACTTCTGAGCGTGTTTAAGATAGTCGCCGACCCGTCACTGTTTACAATGAACAGCCAGTTAGCGTCATCACTCGCAGTACCCGCTAGGAGCGCCATATCGACCGGCTGATTAATCAAATGCGAAGCTAGTACCGACCTATCATCAGTGGTGTAAGCGTCCTCGTTGAACGAATACAGGAAGCTCAGGATGGACTTGCCGTGCCGGTCCACAAATAGGGTCGAGCCGTCTACGTCTTGGACCTCAACCTTGTTCGCGCCGTGCGCTGTTTGGGGTGCAATACTAATAGAGCTAGGCGTAACAGGCTTGCTTGTCACTGCAAATTCCGCGCCAGACGTAAAGATTTGCAGGTTACGACCGGGGTACACGTCAACAATGTCATTCAGCTTGCGTGAAGAGATAGTCGCAAAGATAGCCTCATCGTCGTCACCATCATCAATGTCAAAGTCAAAGAATGATCCTGTCTTGGACATAAAGATTGATTGGGGCTTGGACTCAGTGCCGCCTAATACTAAGCGACCCTCATAAAAACAAATGCTGTTCGGATATCCACGGGTATCAGACCAAACATCCTCTTTACGTGGGGAGCCTGATTGCGTCTTGGTAAATGTAATCTCGTGGTTAGCAGAGCCTTCGGTTACATAAGCAGAAAAAAGCTCAAAATCTTTGGTGGATTCCCCAGAGATAGTAATTGTGTATTGATCCGCGCCAGTCCTTGCAACTGCTACGCCCGTTTCACCGAAGACAGGCATTTCTTGCAGGTTTTTCTGGATGTTAAATACGGTCGCTGATTGCTCATCCAAGTCGTCGTCGCCAGCATAGCTAATAGACTTGGAAAGGATGCCTTCAATGTCTACCTCAAAACGGTCGCCTTTCTTCCATTGACCCGAACCAGTATGGCCTAGAGTCATTACCTGTATCTCATTAACAGGGGTAGGGCTTTGATCGTCGTCAAAGTCGTATTGAGGGACGTTCAAGAATGGGATGTTGTCGATCACCCAGTCATCATCGGTGCCAAGGTTTACCAATCGCATTGGCGCAAAGTCGCCAACAATTAGCATCACGTTTTCAACCTGAGCAACTCGGATATTTTCTATCTCAGCCGACGTCAGACCGCTATATGTGGGCTTGATGTCTGCAACTCTTGTATTCGGGGTGCGATAAATGCGGATGTTGTCTCGCGTGAACTCAACCAAGTAATGGCGATCATCCTCAACACTCATATCTACTAGGCGGGGAGTGCTTAGAATTGCAGACTCTTGGTATAGCGAAAGCCCTGCAAGCGTTACCGTAGCAGCACCCAAGTCAGTCGAGCCAATACGAGCAAGACGCCAGTATCTAGCTGTCTGATTAACCAATAATCGGAAGTTCTGCGGGTTAGAGCCAAGCAGTGGTACGGATGCGGCGTCTGTATATGTAACGTCATCCGTTGAATACTGAACCTTAAACTGCGAGCTTGTGCCGCTAGATAGACTGATCTGCCTAAGATCCACAAACTCAATTTGTTGGGCAGACAGAAGGTCCATCTTTGCCACGACATAGGGATCAGTCGTACCAATGGTAGTAGTGGTCGAAGTCGTTGTTGTGTCGTCACCGTCATTAAGTACCGATGACGTACCGCCATTGGGCATCGTGTACGTGGGCGACATCTTCGAAATACCTTTGACGCACTCACCGATAAACTCAGTGCCCGGACGCCGCCGCATACCGCCTTGAGGGACAATAACGACGTTATCGGCAGTCTCTACCGCCTGATAGTACTGATTAATATCAATGCGACCCTTGAGAAGCGGAGATAGCTCGCCACTCACGAAGCTAGACTGAATGAATCTAGTCTTAGCCATTAGTACCTCACGTTAACGAATGGGTTACTTCTCACTTGCTCTGTTGGGTACTGCTGAGAGTCCGTGAATCGCGCCATACGGGACGCATTGACATAGGCCGCCGCCATCTCACCTCTAGCCGCTGAGCTGTCTCTAATGCTCGCAGCGAAGTCCATAGCCAGTGCGTACTCAATCATCTTCGCAAAGTACACGGGCCACTCATCTTCTGGCACGTTGTAAATGTAGTCAGCGAATAATGCTTGCTTGGAATTGCTGTAAACCTTGTCGCCGTACACCTGATAGTTGGAGTCTGGTGAAACAGTGATCAAAAACAGCATATCAGTGGGCAGCTGGTAGACAGTCTTCCAGCGTGTTGTATCTACAGGAGTGTCCGTCAAGCGAGATATCTGCTCTTGCTTACGTGCAAAGCCCCAGCGATGCTTGGTTAGCTCGTTTTGGACGATGTTGTCGTACAGATTGTTAGCAACAGTCTCGCGCCGTGACCCGCCTGTCAGTGAGTTAATAGGAGTATCACCGATCAGAATCAGTGCATTGCTAATTAAGTCGATCTTGCTCGCCATAACCCACCCGGAAATAGAATGGCCCCCGAAGGGGCCGGATAAGACTTATGCAGTCTTGTCGTACTGGACTTTAACCAAACCGCCTTCGTCACGTACAACAGAACCAGCTTTCAGCATACCGTTGGTAAGGAAAGAAGTTTTCTGTGGTACATAGTTGATTTCGGTCTTCATGTCGATGCCGACGGCCAAGCCGACAGCAGGACGCTGGAAGAACCAAGAATCAACAACATTAGACGCTTCAGTCAAGCCGCCTTCCGCACGAGTTTCAAGGATGATGAACTGGAAGCCAACGAGAGTGTTGATCTCACCAGATACAAGAGCCTTGACTGCTTGGTAGTCAGAAGAAGTAGCTTTCTCGTCGCTCAAAAGACCGCCAAGACCGCCAGCTTCGATGACAGCAAACAACTCAGTGTTAGGAACGCCCTGATCACGTAGCTCAACCTGCGCTGAGTTTACCTTAGCGATAGTCAAGTTAGTGCCACCAGCCGCTACAGCAGTGGTCAGTGGAGTAGAAGCGTCCATAGCGTCGATGACAAGCTGATCACAACGACGACCCAAGGCACCAGCGATAGTAGTCGCCAGCTCTTGCTTCTCGTCAAAGTTTACGTCTTGCTGGTCAAAGATGTCGGTGTACTCAGGAGCATTCCAGTTTGCGAGAGTCGCAGTCTTGAATGCGTGTCCTACGTCCATTGGATCAACATCAGCGGAGCTAGTCTTCTGGTTTGCAAGACCTTTGCCCATACGACGGAACTTGTAGGTGTCACCTACTACGTTGTTTCGGAGTGTGACAGCGTTCTTTAGCAAGCCAGCGTTCGCATAAGCGTGCTTTACCATGCTGTCAAATTCAGTTACCGCTACTGCGGAGAGATTAATTGACATGATTCAGTCTCCTCTATGTCAAATGTATAACAATGATTAAGAGGTTTTAGACTGAGTACCCGGCAGTCGGTCAGTCGTTCAACCTAAAACTACCGGGCCTTGTGAAAGGGGTATCCGATCTCTCTATGATACCACAGACTGTGTGTTAGCCAACAATGCGATCGTAAGGCTTATCACCGCCAAATTCCTTCATCATGCGCTGAATCTTACGCTCGTGATTAGGATCGACTGAGCGAAGCATCTGGCCGCTCTCGTGCTTCTTAAACATTTCTGCTTCGATGTCTTCCCACGTAATACCACCCGGCTCAATATAGCCATCAATCGGCAGCTTGGCGGGTGCCGTAGACTTAACCAGCGCCTCAACCAGCTCGACAGCCTCAGCACTGTTCACGGCATAGCGCAGACGCTCGTATGTATCGCCATCGAGATTGTTCTTCATAAACTGCTCAACAACCTTAATGCGCTCAACACCGTTATCGCCTAACTTCTGAAGCTCCATCTCCATCGAGACTTCTTCCACCGCTTGCTCTTGCGCTGAGAGAATACCCCATGCGTCATTCAGTGCGGCCTGAGACATATTGGTACGTTCGCCAAACTGAACAAGCTCCTGCCAAAGCGCGTCTTCAGCCTCAACACCTTCAGCAATTGAATAACCATCCTTTGGTGCGCCAGTGAATCCGCCAAACTTCTTTTCTAGTTCGGTGTATGCCTTGGCTTGCTCTGCGATTGACTTGTATTTGTCGGCTTTGTACCACTCAGGCAAGTCGCCAACGCCCTTGATTCCCTCACTCAGAAAGTATTCGCCCTCACCTAGTGTAGGTTCAGCGGCATCTACTAATGATGTCAGGGTATCGTTACTTTCTACGGCCTGTTCTTCCATGATTATCTCCAAGGATATTTGATTACTGATCGTTTAACGTCTACCTGTACGTGTCGTAACAGGATGTTTTCCAGCCTCCGGTGTCCATTGATCAGAGCAAGGTCATTAACGTCTACCCAATCAACGTGCTGCCCGTCTAAATAGCACCGAAAGGCGCGGAACTTGTGGATGTACTCGAATCGTTCAAAGCCATATCGCTCATGTAGTTTGTCAAGCCAGCTCAACTGACAGCCGATAGAGTCAAGGTGATCGGTATGCTCGCAAATAACCTCATATTTGGGCTTTGCTTTGCGCGTTCGCTTCTTAGGCTCTTCGCTCATAGTTTCTCCGCTTGCTGTATGTAGTGGATAATCATGCGGATAACGCCCGCTTCGCCATTGTGGTACGCCGCTTCATACGCGACGTTCTGGCTAGATAAGGATGTGGAGTTATCGAAGAGAAAGCGCCGTGTCAGATCCTCTAAAACCTTTTGCCCGTCCTCTGTGTTGAAGGTACGAGCATAGGCTCTAGTTATTTCGTTGATCTTTTCTTGTGCTTTGGCTTTCTGTTTCTT